ATTTAATGGTTTCATCATTAATCGTTATATCCCTTGCCCGTCTGAGCACTTCAAACAGCTCTGTAGCTGTTTTTTCGGTATCCCTTGGAGATTTATTCCAATGTATCAGCAGAGTTATATATTTCTGCCCGTATCCCTCCTGAGCGGGGCCTCCAAGTGCTATGTGCTGTGGATACTGATGCTTGCTGTTGTATACTCCAATAGATTTATCTTCCTTATCCGGAAGTTTCCCCATGTATACGTGTGCAGCCAATTCAAGGGAAGCTATATAGTCTCTCACGTCTGCTAATGTCATATTCCTGTCAGCCTCCTGTAGATTCGTTTAAATGCATTTGTACAGTAATCTGCCTCTCTTCCTCCCGGAAGCCAGTCTTCATACCATTTTCCTTTTGCGTTCGGGTTTTCGTCTGTATGGAAATGATATTCCGGATGAAAATACAGCCTTCTGGCATATGGAGTTGATGATACTATAGATACTTTCCCCTGTTTGCTTTTGGAAGTATCCACGAACGTGCTTTCATTCTGCAGGTTTCCGGTATCTCTCGGGAAAACCTGAGCCTGTACCACTTCTGTGTGAAGCGCTTCTGCCGTCTGTTCCAGAGCTTTCACCTGCATCTCTGAGAGTTCTCGGATTTTGGGAAGATTCAATCTCACTGTTGAATTTACCCGGATCATATTAGCTGAACCTCTGTATAATTTACTGAACCGTCAGAATTTCGTGCCTTTGTTCCCTGTTCGATCCGTCTTTTTACACCAAATATGACAGCCTCACCGCCGGATATGACTGGAAGTTCCGGGCATATGTCCCCGCAAAACAAGGCTGTTCCTGTGATCTTGATCAGTTTCTTTTCAGCAGTCAACACTGTCCGGGCTTTATCCTGATAATTACATTTTCCTGAATACTGTATAGGTTCCAGCGGTTCTCCGTACTCATTTAAACCTTCTCTGTCAAACGACAGGCTGATATCTGTTTTACATAACCGTCTGGGTACCAGACATGGATATTTCATATGATTACCTCGCTAATTGGCAACAAAGGCCGGTTTGACAGAGAAGTGTATAGTCATCTCTCTTCATTGCAATGCCTTTTCCTGTAAATACATTCCATGAACTGCCAAACTGGGCAGATACGCCGTTAATGCTGTAAGAGGACAGGACGCTACTTATTTCGTCTGCATTCTCGTACTCAAATTCTGCCTGTCTGCATATAACTTCCCGGATAATTTCCTGTTGAAATTCTGTAAGATTTAAAAATCCCCGGCCTACAATCCTGTTGTAGGTCAGGGAATCTACATGTCTGCTTGCCTGCTTTAATGCTTTTTCTATTTCATCTTCAGGTATCAGAATTCCTTCATAGGTATCCAGGTAATAGCTTTCTGTTGCATATGATTTATATCTCATATGACGCCCTCCGATCAGGCACCAACCTCTGTTGTGTCTACGTCAACATAAATACTGTCGATATTGCCATCACGTCCATTCGGGAACACAAATACATCAGAAAATGATCTGTTCTGATACAGGTATCCGTCTCCCTTGGTGTGTCCGCCTGGCTCAAAGTAATAAATACTGTTAATCTTTGGTACGGTTTTGCAGGTCTGACCACAGGCAACCAGCACATTGATCTTGTGTGCTCCTGTCACTCCGGATGCTTTTTTGAGTGGCTCAAATCCGCCGCCTTCCGGCTCCCAGTTGAATGCATCATAGAAACGCTCATCGTCAATAACTTCCATGATCGGCACGCCATCAATTTCAGTTACTCTGGTCTCAATGCCAAGACCGCCTTCTGCAATCTGGGTCATTTCAATCTTTCTGGTGAATTCTGTAGACTGCTCCAGAGCGTCCATAATCTCACTGCGAACATACATAAGCAGAGAACCATTTGCTTTGTATCTTCTGAGTTTCCCTTTTGCAAGGATATCTTTGAGCATACCGAATACTTTTGCCTTTGTGTATGCAGATGTTGCTGTGGATCCATGATAGTCTTCTGTCTTCTGAGCTGCCTGAGCTACCTTGGAGAAGAACAGCGCATCTGTTTCCGGAACTACCCATGTCTGTTCAAACACGCGGGAAATGTTCTGAATGGAAGCTGTAGCATTTGTCTCATCAACATCTGCTTTATCTACCATAAATTCAACATCACGGTCGTGTGTCAGTGTGTATGGTACGTCTTTCTGTTCGTAAGAGCCAACATTCCAGCCGCCTTTTCTGCTGTGGTTCTTGTATCCGGATGTACTCATCTGAGTAAAATGAAATGTTTTGGCATCAAGCCATCTAACATTGCTAGTTACAAATGGAGATGTCAGGGTTCCCTGCATCAGGATTTCAAGGAGCTCCGGGCTCCACTGTTCTGCATAATTTAATGCCATAGTTTATACCTTCTTTCTTTTTAGTTCCAGCGATTCCAACGTTTTGTTGGCACTGCTGTTTGGTTTGTAGTTGTCTGAGAATGCTGTGCCGGATTACCGCCAGTTCCTACCTGAGTAAAACCGGTCTTTCCGTCAGCCTGTGGTTTCAAAGCCGGAACAGCTTCCAATACCGTATTAAGTGCTGTTTTCAGTGCTTCTTCGTTAATCTTCCCATCCTGTCCTGATGCCTGACTAAGATCAGCCATTTTCAAGACGTATGGAATTGTCTTTGCATCAAGCCCCAGGGATACTGCCATCATTGTAGCTGCGTTTTCAACCTTTGCGGCCTGCACTGCTGCCTGTGCTGCTGTCAACTGGTTCTGAGTCTCTGTAATCTGACTCTGCAGTCCTGCTACATCAGGAGTATTTGCCGCCTGCTGCTGTTTGAATGATGCAATTGCCTGGTCCATCTGTTCCTTTGAAAGCCCCTGCTGTTTAAAATAGCCTTTTAAAACAGATTCCTCTGTTACGCTCTGCTTTCCCGCGATCAGACTGGCCAGTTTATCATAATCAAACTGTGGTGTCTGCTGTGTTCCTGTTGGTGGTGTTCCGCCTTCTGCTCCTGAACCTCCTCCACCGTCACCAGTTCCGCCTTCTGCAAATGTCTGCAGGTTCATTGATAATTTGCATCTGAATCTCTTATACATTTTTACATGCTCCTTTACAGTTTTTTATGTGCTGTCTGCACGAATACAGTTTTACGTGTGTCTCACATAAACAGTTGTTAACCCGGTGTCTCCGCGTAGTTTTAAGCCTTCGGGCATAAAAATAAGGCGTTTCACCCTACGCCTCAGCGGGAGATTCTGGATCACCGCCTTTCTGTTCCGGGATCTCTTTAGCCACTTTTAATGCTATGAGATATTTCCCTCTTTCTTTTGATACCGAATATTTGTCTCCAACCTTTCGAAGCTTCAAGTTGTTTTCTTTATCGTAGAAATTATGGATAACTTCGATTTTCATGTTCTCACCTCCCTCTGTTGTGCCGGCGCAATTTTAAAAAAGAGTATAAAAATACCACCGGCCATTTCTGACTGGTGGTACTAAATACGTCCTTCTTTTTTCAATTTCTTAATTTCTTCTTCTGTAAGCTTTCTCGGTTTACCCAGCATTGCCACTCTGTCCTGAAAGTCTTTATAGGCTTTCTTTTCCTTTGATTTCATCTTCATACGATCACCTGCAATTCTATTTCTTTTTCTTTCTTTGATACTACTCTGAATATAGTATCCTTGTCAAGCAATAACTCTCTTTGCTTAGGATATCTGCTTATCCTTTCAATATATGCTCCTTTGCTGCCTTTTGGTACATATATCAAAATTTTATATGATTTGTTCAACGCAGCTCCTTGAGTCACCGAAGTACTGATAAACTGTCCTTCCGTGACCAGATCATTTACTTCAAATTCATCATAAAGTGGTATGTCCAGATTTCTATATGTAATAACATCATGCTGAATCTTACTCTTTTTCAATGCACCTGATATTGTTTCTGCATACTCTCTAAGTTTTTTATCTTCTGCTATATCTCCACGAAGCATAGCATTAAGCCGTTCAAAGAATCGATCCGGCTTTTGATCGCCAGAATTGAACGTGTATTTTTCAATCGCATGTTTTTCTTTTTCTGATAAACAATCAATCCAATCCTGTGATTCTGTACGAAGAAGGCTGACAATCTGATTCTGCGGAACTGCGTGGAAATCTGCAAGTGGTCTTTTTGATTCTGCATATTCCTGGCTGTCCATATTACCAGTCTTCATTCTAACATGTTGCCACTCTTTTTGTTTTTGTCCATACACCTGTTGGTTCTCCGGATCCAGAGAGAATTGTGACAGCCTATTATATTTCTTTTCCTGGCGTTCGGCATATTGCTGACGTTCCCGCCTGGCGTTTTTCTCTACAAGGTTGTTGAGCTCTTCTCTGGTATATTTCCCATCGGGTGGAGTATTGACTCCTTCAAGGTAGGTTGTATGGCTGTCACGGCATCGGGGATGGTAAAGTCCAGCTGCTATGGCAGCACTTATCAGCGGATACTTAATTCCTGTAACGGGAGATACTCCGTCTTTCGGACCTCCGCTCCATACATCATCAATCATGACTTTTCCCACGAATGGAACACACAAAGAGCAAGGACAGCCACTGCCACGTTTATTGATAATCACTGTGTACACGCCCCATTCCCGGCGTTTCTCTCCTTCCCCCTGCAGGTACGCTCTTTTCGTTGCTGTTCGGATTGCCATATCTGCATAGTCTGCAAGGGTATGTCTGGCACCATTGGCATATTCCACGCAGTTTAGACCTGCTTTGAGGAAATCCTTAGTTGCCATATCCACAGCTTTTTCATAGGTTCCTGCACCGGTATTGGCATATACCTGAGCATTATAAATAATTCTCCGATATTGATCATTAGCCATGCGAAGCACTGCAGTTTCTGCTTTCTTCATATCATCTGTTGTGGCTTTGATCAGAGCTTCCAGCTTCCGATCATTCAGCTTAAAAAATTCTGCAGTACCTCCCTTGCTTATTTTATTTGCCGGAAAGCCTTTT